GCCATATTCGGCGATGATTTGCTCGTAGACGGCTTTGTCCGTGTCTTCGACTTCGCGGGCGTCGATGTTCTGCGTGGCCCAGAAGTTTCTTTTCGCATGGAATGCCTCAAAGAAGTAGCCTTCGTTACGTCGCGGGTTACTGAACGCGCACCAGAATCGGTTCGGCGTGTTTTCGGTAAAGAAGCCCGCTGTGACCGACCAGATCGCATCCGGTATACCAGAGGCTTCATCGAATATCACCATCACGCCGTCGTGATTGTGTACGCCAGCGTAGGAGTCGGGGTTTTCTTCCGACCAGAGCCGGCCTTCGACCGCCCAGTAACGGGTGCCTTTTTTAAGGTCGCGCTCAACAAGTTCAGCGAGCCATTTAGCGGGCATCACGCGGGTCGCCGATAACTCAAACCAATGCGAATTGATTAGGAGCGCCGCCCACTTGGTGATTTCTGCCCAAGTGACCGAACGTAACTGCGCTTCCGAATTGGCCGAAACGATGGTCGTGGAACCAATCCTAGTTGATAACATCCACAAAATTAGCCAAGAAACCAAAGCAGATTTACCAATACCGCGACCCGAAGCCGTCGCCATCCGCAGGACATCGTAGGCCGAAGCGGTCTTGTTCTTGGCGATATGGGCGGCAATATGCCGCAGCACCTTACGTTGCCACACCCTCGGGCCTTTGAAATGCTCTAGGGGCGTCCCTGCTTTACCCCACGGGAAAACGAGCAGTACCCAGGCTTCCGGGTCGTCCTTGATCTGGGGTGCCCAGACCTTGGACATGAGTAGTTGCTCGTCTTCGGGGCTATAGATCGGCAGTTGCATTACTTTTTACGCCACGCCTTTCTGAAAGCAGCGCCAGCTTCTGTTCTAACTGAACTTGTGGATTCTGCCGGAGGAATAGAAGCGTTCAATTCTGCGGCAAGATCATACATTGCAGTGCCCAATCCTTTTCTCTGCGCTTCTTTGTTAATAAAAATGTTCGGCGTAAACTTGTCTTCTTGTAAATACGGTCCTTTGATAGCGAAATCCATTTCGCCCAAAAACTTGCCTTTTTCGTCAAAAGCAATCAAACGGCCTTCCGCGTTGTCTTGGTCGCCAAAACGCACTAAATGCGCCTTAGTGCCGTCTTTTAAGGTTACTACTCTTGAATTACCTTGAAACAATGCTTGACGAGCCGGAGCTAACACATCGCTTTCAAAAAGTTCGCTTCCTTGGCCTATGCTGGTGCTGCCAAACACTGGTTCTGGAACTTTACGTGACGCGTCAATACGCATTTTAGGCGCACGCCCTTTCACACTCGGCGTTACATTTTCGCCGATCAGTTCGCCAAGCCCAAGTGACCCGGACATGGCTTTTTGGCGGGCAGCGCGAAGCATCTCCAATACGATGCGAGGGTCTGCCCCTATCTGCCGTGCCGCCTCTATAAGCGCCTGCGCGGTCGCTACAGGCTGCGTCAGCATCTGCTTAGTGCCTTCTAGGCCCGACGTAATGCCACGTCCTATGCCGATAGAGAGGTTCTCTAGTTCACGCCGAGGCACAAACTGAGTAGGTTGCGGAGGCAGCATACCCGGCTCATACGGCATCGGAATGTAACCAGAAAGCGCGTTGTTAACGGGCGGGGCAAGGCGATTACTCTGCGGCATGTACGGCCTCCTGCCGGTACTCTAACGCAGGACGAGTCTCAGCGGTCAATGCAGGCGTTTCCTCTGACAATACTCGTCCCTCGATGACGCGAGACTCCGCCTCTTGCAGAGCCGCGACGATGCTGATGCGTTGCTGTACGTCGATCTGCACTTGTTGCTTCGCCACCCAGCCGTGCACATGCGTAAGAATCGCCAGCGCAGCTTTAGCGTCCCCACTACGCGCCGCGTCACGTAACTGCCCTGCGGCTTCCGCTTCGCCATCTGCGCGCCCCTTCTCTTCGGCCATTTGGGCCATTGGGTCAAGCTGCGTGAGTCGTCGGTACTCCACGGGCAAGAGCCCCGCAGCCAACGCCATCGAGTCGCCCCGCAGCCCTAGCCGGGCGGCGTCATAGATGGCTTGCAACGTTTTCTCAGTGGCTTTGATCTCGCGTGGCGAGAACGATAAGGACTGAAAGCTCATGGCTTGGAGCATAGCGCTATTTGCAAAAAATTAAAAATTTCTTGCGGCCCCTACCGTAACTGTAACCGGGGGTCGTCTGGCCCTGTACCCCCACCCCCCCCACCCCCTCGCCATCAGCCGCGAGCGCGCAGCCGCGAGCGCGCAGCCGCACGCTGTCGGCTGTCGGCTTTGGGTCATTTGGGTCATGGTCGCGCAGGCGCACGCCGCGCCAGCTGGCAGCCTGGTGGCTGTCGGCTTGGGTCATTTGGGTCACGCGGCGTCATGACCCAAATGACCCAAAGCCCAGCGGCTGGGCGCTCGGGGCTGGGGGCTTTGGGTCATTTGGGTCATTTTGGCCCCCGAAAAAAATCGGCGCGGCGCCTTTGTAACATTCGGCGCGCTCGAGCCCCATGGCTATATATACAGTATATATCTCACTCTCATTATCTAATAACCCATGACCCAAATGACCCAAACAAGCCCCAAGCCCCGCGTTTTCAAGCTCGCGGCGTTGTGTCATCCAGCCCCAAACTCTCGACCCAATCGCGACCCAAATGACCCAAAAAGCAAACAGCCGCAGGATGGACAGAAAAACAAATAATGTTTGACAGCATCGAGCCGCCATATAGGATGAGCGGGCCGGCAAAAACAACAGCGCGCGCCGGCCGCGCGGAGGACACGACATGCAAACGATCAGCTTCAACACCGGCCGCGGATACACCACCAAAGGCCAGCGCATCGCCGCCAAACGTATCGGCGAGCGAGTGATATTCGTCGACATCGATCGCGGGCTCGATTACGTGACCGCGACGCCGTGCGCGCTCGAGCCGCGCGCCATCATGCGCGCCTACGATCACAATGAAACCGAAAGCGTCTATTCCGTCATTCCAGACTATTCGATCCGCCAAAGCGTAATCGCCGAGCTCGAAGAGCTCGCCGCCAAGCTCTAACCCACACTCACCACACGGAGCACATGCACATGAACAAAAACGAACAGCGCGAACTCGCCCGCGCGCGCATGGTCGCCGGCATCATGCCGGACTACGCCGCGCGCACCATCGCCATCCTGCGCCGCTCGACGCGCAACAATGTATGCCTCGCCATGACGGCGGCGGCAATCGCCGAGCACAAGCTCGAGGGCTATTTCACGCCCGGCACCAACTACATGGTGACGCCGTGAGCCGCGCGGGATTCTGGCCGGCATTCGACGCGCTGCGCGCGGATCCGGCCGCGAGCCGATGGCTGCGCGAGGCGCTCGACGCCGCGATGGAGCGCGATCCGCTCGACGCGGCGCGCGACGCGCGCATGCTCGCCGATCTGCTAGACGCCCGCGCTTGTGAGGCGCTGGCGCACGCGCTGGACATGCTGCCGTGAGCGCCGCCCTCGACATGATTCTGGCCTTCTGGCTCATTATCGTCGCATGCGCGCTCACCACGGCGGGCATCGCGATACTGGGCCGCGCGCTCGGTTGGGTGCTCGACACCATCCTGCGCGCCACCGAACGGCCGCGCGGCGCCACACGGCGCCCGCGGCCGACTGATCGATAAACTGTCATTCCCTACACTCGGAGCAAACGACCATGACGACTCACACGATCAATCTCACGGTTTCACTCGCAACCCTGCGCGCGGCGCGGACCCACGCCGCCGATGGCGACATTCGGTATTACTTGAACAGCGTGTATCTCGACACGAGCCGCGGCAAGGTCGTCGCAACCGACGGCCATCGGCTGATCGTCGTCGCGGCGCCGGGCGTCAACCACGCCTACATCCGCGAGGGCATGCCGCCGCACGTGCGCGCGGGCGTCATCATTCCGAATGACGCCGTAGACGCGGCGTTGAAACTTTACGGCGGCATGTACGCCCGCGGCAAGGCGCTCGCCAACGTCGACGTGCCTGTGGCGCTGACGTGGACCCGTGAGCCCGACGCGACGCGCGAGGGCGTGCACGTTATCGGCGCGCCGCAGGGCACCATCGGCGTGCCGAACGGCGGCACCATCGCATTCCAGCCGATCGACGGCACATTCCCAGAATGGCCGCGCGTGGTGCCGCAGCCGGAGAGCGCCGGCGACCTGCAGCCCGGCATATTGAACTGGCGCTATGTGGCGCAGGCATGCGAGGCGCTCGAGATTCTGCGCGACGTGCCGAAAAGCAAAGCCGGCATGCACCACGTGCGCGTACACACGCGCGGCACGGACAGCGCGATCGTGACCGACGGGCAGGAGGGCGCCGTCGTCGTCATTATGTCGATGCGCAATGACATGAGCGCCGAGGCCGTGCCGGTGGCGCTGCGCGAGGCCCACACGGCGACGCCTGCGCCTAAGGTCGACGCCGACGCCGACACGGCCGCGGCGTGAGCCCACACGGGCGGCGCCTGCGGCCGCCCATACTCCACACTGATAGGACACCAATACCATGCACATGCAAACAGTATCTGAGCATTTTGGCCTGCCCGCGCGCGACGACCTGCGCGCGCAGATTCTCGACGCGCTCGACCTTTGGATCCGCCAGCGGCCGGGCCTCGAGCCCGGCAACTATATCCGCGATTGGCGCGACGCCGACGGCGTGCGCGCTTATAAAGCCGACGCGCGTAGCATCACACGCGACCTGCACCACGCGCGCGCCTTGCTGCGGT